CAACCAGAACTGGTGTCAGTTTTGATGAAGTTGCAGGTTAAGGGGAGAATAAAAAATGGCAAACATTAATGACTTCAAAGCTAAACTTGCAGGCGGTGGCGCTAGAGCCAATCAGTTTAAGGTGACAATGCCTTTTCCTGGTTACGCACAAGTTGGTGGCGAAATAGAAGACCTTGCTTTCTTATGTCGTTCAACATCATTACCAGGTATGACTGTACCTAGTTTTAATGTTCCTTTCAGAGGAAGAGCGATTAAAATAGCGGGAGATAGAACAATTGAAGATTGGTCTGTTACTTGTTACAATGACACAGATTTCAAATTAAGAAACGCATTTGAAAGATGGTCAAACGGTATCAATAACTTGACAGATAACGAAGGCTTGACTAATCCAGCAGATTATCAAGTTGACGCATTTGTTGACCAATTAGATAGAAACGGAGCAACAATTAAGAGTTACACTTTAAGAGGTGTTTTCCCTACAATTATTGCACCAATCGAGTTGACATATGACGAAGCGACAGCGATTGAAGAATTTGCTGTTACTTTTGCGTATCAATACTTTGAAAGTAATACTACTACCTAATATGTAATTAGAGGGCGGCCTAAAAACCGCCTTCTAAAACTCATATAAATAGTAGTAATAAACAAAGGAATATTATTATGGCTGAATTATTTGGATTTTCTATCACTCGTCAAAAGAAAACGACGGATCCAAAACAAGGCTTTACTCAACCACAGGCAGATGACGGTACTCAGACTATCGCAGCCGGTGGTTATTTTGGTCAATACCTCGACATGGAGGGAACAGCCAAGACAGAGCAAGACTTAATAAGAAGATATAGAGAAATAGCATTACACCCCGAATGTGACATGGCAATCGAAGATATTGTCAATGAAGCAATTGTGGCTAATGAATTGAAGGATGCTATTCGTTTATCTTTAGATGAAGTACCTTTTGGTAAAGAAGTTAGACGAAAGATAGAAGATGAGTTTAAAGAAGTATTAAGGTTAATGAACTTTAATACAAAAGGTCACGACATATTTAGAAGATGGTATGTTGATGGCAGAGTTTATTACCACAAAGTAATAGACAGAGAATCACCTAGAACAGGTATCACAGAGTTAAGATACATTGACCCTAGAAAAATTAAAAAAGTTAGAGAAGTAAGAAAGAAAAGACCTGACGGTCCTACACCTCACGGTTTAACTATCGTTGATGAGTTTGAAGAGTATTACTTATTTAACGAAAAAGGAATTGCAGGTACAACATCTGGTGGTATTAAGATTGCACCAGACACAATCGCATTTGTACCATCTGGAATGATTGACCAGAATAAAAATATGGTGTTATCATATTTACACAAAGCAATCAAACCAGTTAATCAATTAAGAATGATTGAAGACGCAACTGTTATTTACAGAATCGCAAGAGCGCCTGAAAGAAGAATATTTAAGATTGATGTAGGTAATTTACCAAAAGTAAAAGCTGAACAATACCTAAGAGATGTTATGGCAAGATATAGAAACAAACTTGTCTATGACGCTTCAACAGGTGAAATCAGAGATGACAGAAACTACATGTCTATGTTAGAAGACTTTTGGTTACCAAGTAGAGAAGGTGGTAGAGGTACAGATATTACTACACTACCAGGCGGACAAAATCTTGGAGAGATTTCTGATATCGAATACTTTAGAAGTAAACTTTATAGAAGTTTAAATGTTCCTGCTAGTAGATTAGAAGCAAGTCAAGGGTTTAACCTTGGTCGTTCTACTGAGATTACTAGAGATGAACTTAAATTTACAAAGTTTGTTCAAAGGTTGAGAAAGAAATTTACTGAGTTATTTAACGACATATTAAAGACTCAGTTAATATTAAAAGCTGTTATCACAGAGGAAGATTGGCATACATTACGAGACCACATACAATATAACTTTTTGCAAGATGGACACTTTGCTGAACTTAAAGAAAGCGAAATGCTTTTAGAAAGAATAAGAGTAGCAAACGAAGTGAGAGATTATGTTGGTAAGTATTATTCAGTTGAGTATGTTAGAAAACATATTCTTAAACAAACTGATAGAGATATGGAAGACATTGATAACCAAATCAAACAAGAAATTGATGACGGCATAATATCAGCACCTACGGAAGATATTCCAGGTGGTGGTGGAAACTTATAGGAGATAAAAAATGAGTGAACATGTAAGTAAATTTGTTGACGACCTATCAAAAGGTAATAACGCAGACGCTGGTGAGGCATTTAAAGACGCATTACGAGCTAAGGTTGCAGACGGTTTAGATAAACATAGAATTGATGTTGCAAGTAAAATCTTTTCAGATGTTGAAGCACAACCATTTAGTGACCCAAAACCAGCAGTAACAGACCCCTCACCGGAAACGGAAACTATGATGGGAACTGACGGTAATGAAATTGCTTTAGAACCAGAGGCACCGGCAAATGATGAAACTCAATCAACTACTTAAACCAAATGTAGTTGACACAGAAACTTTTAGTCAATTACCACCTAAACACAGAGAGGTGGTAAATGACTTCTTTAGTCAAGTAGATTATGATAATGTTGATGTTGTAAAAGAGGTTGAGTCAACTGTAGATAAGGTTGCTCTTAAACATAATGTACAAACAAATGTTGTCTATGATTACATGGACAAGGAATTAGGAGAAAAATAAAATGGCGACATTTAAAATATTGGGAGATGTAGTAAATGACCCTAGCGCTAATAACATAGGTTCAGCAACAGCAGTAAGAGTAGTTGCAACTGGTGGTACTGTAACAGGTACGGTCAATCTTGCAGACAACACAAAGATTGGTGAATTCTATTTACACGCAGCTGGTGATGAAATTACTATCATCAAAGACCCGACAGACAAAATTACATCAGCTACTAGTCATGCACATGCTGTATCAGTAGGTGGTTAATGACAATAGTATCTACTCAATTAGTTGATGATGGTTTTAAAGTAATCAATAAGGTTACTGGTGCTCGTAATGAAAACGAGAAGTTAATAGAGTTAGATAACTTAAAAAATTCTACAAACGAATCTGAAATATCAATTGCAAATGCATATTATGAAGTAGAAGGCACAGGCACGGTAACATTGCAATTTGATGACAAGAGTTTAACAATGACAGGTATAGACAACTATGGTCTAAAACCTGTAGAAGAAAAAATAAAAGGAATAGGCGATATTCAGGTAACAACAGACAACTTTGTAGATAAGTTTAGTTTGTTATTAGAGTGTCATAAAGAAAAAGGATTTAGTAATGGCTGATTTAGTTACAACACAAACAATTACTGATACAACTGGTGTTAAGTTTGTTTCTAAACTTACAAACTTTTCAGATGGTACAGGAGAGTCTTTAGTTAAAAAGATTGACGCTTCTGAGGTTACATTTATGTCCGAAGATGGTAATAGAAAGATTGCAAAGATATGGTATTCAATCAACACGGCAAACCCTAAGTCTGCTGTAGAGATTATATGGGACGGTGATACTAACGCAACTGCTCTTTTATTAAGTGGGAATGGATATTGGGACCTAAGAACTGCTGGTGATGAGATAGTAAATAACGCTACAACACCAACTGGAGATGTACTATTATCAACGAAAAACTTTGCTACTGGTGACAATTACACTATTATTGTAGAGTTTAGGTAATAAATTGTATAAATAGTAATACGAGAACAGAGAGAGAACATGAAATTAATATCGGAAGAAATTCAAGACGCTGAATATTTGGTTGAAGAAACCAATGGAAAAAAGGCGTATAAAATTCGTGGTGTTTTTTTACAATCAGATATCAAAAACAGAAACGGTAGAATTTACGAGAACTCTATCCTTTCAAATGAGGTAAAAAGATACACAACAGAATTCATTGATAAGAAAAGAGCCTTTGGTGAGTTAGGACATCCTGACGGACCAACAGTTAACTTAGAGAGAGTATCACACATGATTACATCTCTAAAATCTGAGGGTAAAAACTTTATCGGTGAGGCAAAAATCATGGACACTCCATACGGTAAGATTGTAAAAGGTCTTATTGATGAAGGCGCTCAATTGGGAGTATCTTCAAGAGGTATGGGTTCTCTGGTTCAAAAGAACGGTGGTAACTATGTGGGAAAAGATTTCTACTTGGCTACAGCCGCTGACATTGTAGCAGACCCCTCTGCTCCAGACGCTTTCGTTGAAGGCATTATGGAGAATAAAGAGTGGATTTGGGACAATGGTGAAATAAAAGCAAAGGATATTGAAGAGTATAAAAGATATATCGAGAAGGCAAAATCTATTCAATTAGCAGAAGCTAAAGCGAATGTTTTTGCAAATTTTCTTGAAAAACTTTAATCTTATAAATATCTACTAATAAGAGAAAAAATAACTAGTTATTTTTAAAAAGGAGATTTCTCAAATGGCCGATACAGAAAACAAGTTAGAGGCGTTAGAGCAAGAAGCAGTAGCCGAGGCGAATGCCCAAGCGGATGCTCCTAAAAAGAATGCTGTAGCGGCTGAGCCGAACCATCTGAAAAATGATGCTGAAGACTTAGGCGCAGCTGTTGTTAAACCAACAGACAGTAATCCTGACGCAACTAAAAAAACTAAGCAAGTTTCTGGACAAGCTCCTCAAAAATCACAAGGTAGTGCTGACCCAATGCCAACATTGTCAGGTCACAATACTAAGTTAGAGGGTACAGAAGCTGAAGAAGGTTCGGAAGAAATCAAGGAAGGCGAAATGCCAAAGGCTGCTCTTGACGCTCTTAAAAAGCATAAAGAAAAGTCTGAGGATAAAGAACCAGCAAAAGACAAGAAAGAAGTTGAAGAAACTTTGGACGCTGGTGAAGATTCTAAAATGGCAGATAAGAAAAAAGAAGTTAATCAAAAAACAGCAAATGTATCTGAAATGGGTACTAAAATGGCTTCATACAAAATGAAGAAGGAAGAAACTGCTGAACATGTTAACGCTTTAATCGCTGGACAAGATGACTTATCCGAAGAATTTAAAGAAAAAGCTGCTACCGTATTTGAATCAGCTGTAAACTCTAAAGTTAAAGAGATTGCAGAATCAATGGAAGCAGAGATTAACGAAATAAACGAGCAAGATGTTGCTAAGCATAAAGAAGAACTGACTGAAAAAGTTGATTCTTACCTATCATATGTCGTTGAAGAGTGGATGAAAGAAAACGAAATCGCTCTTGAAAGAGGTATTAAAGGTGAAATCGCTGAAGACTTTATCACAGGTCTTAAAAAACTTTTTGCTGAGCATTACATTGATGTTCCAGATGAAAGATACAATGTGCTTGAAGACCAAGCAGCTAAAATTGAATCTTTAGAAAAGAAACTCAATGAGCAAATTGAGAAAAATGTTGAATTAAACAAGGACAATGCAGACAAAACTCGTACTGAAATTATGAGTGAAGTTGCAAATGGTCTTGCTGATACAGCAAAAGAAAAATTTGCTAAACTTGCCGAAGAGATTGAATGGTCAGACGCTGACTCTTTTAAAACTAAATGTGAAACTATTAAAGAATCATATTTTGGTGTTAAAGAAGAAGTCAAAGACTCTTTACATGATGTGGCGGCTGAAGATGGAGCTTCTAACGAAGACCTATCTAAAGCAATGGCTGCTTACACTGCCGCTATAAGCAAAACAAAAGATATGAAAATATCTTAGTATAACCGGACAAAGGGAGAAAATTAAAATGTACTTATCCGAAACACACGAAAAAAAATGGCAGCCTGTGTTAGAACATCCTGATTTACCAAAAATCGGAGATTCTTACAGACGAGCCGTTACATCAGTTATCTTGGAAAACCAAGAAAGAGCTGCTAAAGAAGACCAGGCTTTTATTTCAGAAGCTGCGCCTACAAACGCAACTGGTTCAAACATTTCTAACTGGGACCCAATCCTAATTAGTCTTGTTAGAAGAGCTATGCCAAACCTTATCGCTTACGATATCGCTGGCGTACAACCAATGACAGGTCCAACAGGACTTATCTTTGCAATGAGAAGTAGATACACTAATCAAACTGGTGCAGAAGCTATGTTTGACGAAGCTGATACAGACTTCTCTGGAAGAAATGCTGCTGGTTCAGCTGTAGATGGTTATTCAACTACTGCTAACTCAGGCACAAATCCAGGTGCTCTAAACGATTCACCATCTGCTGGTACTTACACTACTGGTCAGGCAATGACTACAGCAGCTGCTGAAGCATTAGGTGACGCAGACGGAAACGCTTTCGCTGAAATGGCATTCTCAATCGAGAAATCGACTGTTACTGCTAAATCAAGAGCGTTGAAAGCTGAGTACACAATGGAACTTGCTCAAGACTTAAAAGCAATCCATGGTTTAGACGCTGAAACTGAACTTGCAAACATTCTATCTGCTGAAATCCTTGCGGAAATCAACAGAGAAGTTGTAAGAACAGTTTACACAAACGCAGAGAAAGGTGCTGCTACAAACACAACTACAGCAGGTATCTTTGATTTAGATACAGACTCAAACGGAAGATGGTCTGTTGAAAGATTCAAAGGACTTATGTTCCAACTTGAAAGAGATGCGAACAGAATTGCACAAAGAACAAGAAGAGGAAAAGGTAACATGATTATCTGTTCAGCTGATGTTGCTAGTGCGCTTCAAATGGCTGGTGTTTTAGATTACACACCTGCTCTTAACAATAATTTGAATGTTGATGACACAGGCAATACTTTTGCTGGTGTTCTTAACGGCAGATTTAAAGTATACATTGACCCGTATAGTGCAAACAGCTCAGCAACACAATACTATGTTGTTGGTTACAAAGGTACTTCACCTTATGACGCTGGTATGTTCTATTGTCCATATGTTCCACTACAAATGGTGAGAGCA